ACGTAAAATATCCTGCTCTAATGTAATTGGCAAGTGTTTCTTTTCGGTTTTAGTGTTTATTGCTTCTACTTGCAATTTTACATCTTCACGAAATTTTGAATTTTCAGTTCTTAAATCTTGGACAGATTTAAATAAGTTGTCGATTGTTTGTTGTTCTTTCGTTGTCATAATTATTTAATTTTTAAGTGATTAATAAAAAACCTGTGGCTAACACGGTGTCATACGCTATCGGGGGTTAAGTGCGTGGTGCAGCCGTGTAGCTTCGTTTTTATTTAGGTGTAGCTCGATAATTTTGCGCTCGTAAATCCCCAACAGCTCATACACCAATTCGTTGTGCGTAATTAACGCAAATCCCAGTATTCTATGGCTCTTTCTTGCCCGATAGTATTCAAAAACTCAGTTTCTCCAAAATGAGAAATAACTTCTTCGATTGAAAAATGTTCTAAGATTTCTGATATACTTGCTTTATCAACATTAATTCTTACCTCACTTCGTCCATTTGATTCAACTATACAAGTTGCAGCCGAAAAACTTAAATTTACTTCTGTATTCATAATTTTATATTTATTTGATTAATAATTAAATACGCACAACACTACCAATACTCAATAGCGGTTTTATCAATTGTGCAAGTTTACAGTTCTTTGTGGCGTTTGTGCAAGGCGCAAAGTCCAAGCTTCGAAATCCGCTTCCATTGTTATACACAATTTTTTCACCGTTTTTTTTAGCTTCAAGTAAATCTAATACTTTTTGCTCATTTTCAGTTAGCATATTTTTTCTTTATTAAATTAGTTAACTCTTCAATATGTTTTGATTGAATCAGATTATAGATGTCAATTTTATCTATACATATTTTTTCAATTACTATATCCTTGTCAGGGTACTCGTCAAATGTAACATCTAAAAATATATCTAAATAATTAATTGTTGTTTGCATAGCTTAGCGTATAAAATTTACGTTCTTCGATTTTTTTACTAAAATATTCAAATGACAAAATACATATTATTGCAACTATTACAATAATACTACCTATAATTATAGTCTTTTCGTATTCGTTTTGACGTTTTTTATCTTGCTTTTCAATTACTATTTGCGATGGTAGTTTTTTTAACATGGCACTGATGTATTAAAGTAGTTTTCTGCATCCAAGGCTAATTTATCCTGCAAATGTTCTTTTCCAAATGCTTTTATAACCTCGCTTCTTACTGATACTTGAATTGATTGTTTACGATCTTTTTCTTGTACGTATTTTTTACCTTTTTTCATAATTTTAATTTTTTTTATGGATATATGCTAGTGTGAAATATATTACTTAATTAGCATTAATTATAAATAACTGACAATACAGCTAAAGGATAAATATTTATATCTTCACTAATTTTTCTATTGGTTATAATAGTTATAAAGTTTTTATGTCCCTTTTTGTTTTCCATCCATCCAACATTAATGCTTTCAGGTTTTATTACATTTAGATTTTTAATACTAAATATTTGGTTATTATTTTCTTGTATTTCTGCGTGATAAAATAATAATTCGTTAGAATAATCATTTGTAACATCCCCAATTTTGTCTTGAATACTTTCTTCTATGCTTCCATTTATTGAAATTTCTCCTAATTCAGGGTGTTTTATAGTTATTTGTTTTACTTTCATTTTCATTTTAAATAATTTTAAATATTAACTAATCTGCAACTAATCTGCACCTAATTATTAAATTCTTTTTTTAACTCTTCCAACTCTTTTATTTTTTGAGCTAGTAGTTTTTCACGTCTAAACTCATTTACTACTGGCGATATAATCTCATTTAGTCTAATCGAATCTTCATCTGTTAGTTCGATGTTAATGAAACTTAACCTTGAATGATGTATTTTTTTACTTCCTAGGATTGTAGGATTACCAATCCAAATAAAGAATGTATATTCTAGATCAATTTTAAGCTCTAAAATGTATTCGTCAATATTTATAATCTCAAATTCTTTAGATAATAACTTTTGTTTAAAATACTCTTGCACTTCTTTAATCTTTGTTTTCATAATTATTAATTTAGTTGTACAAATGTAAACATTATATTTATACTATGTATATATTATATCATTTATTTTACAAATTAATTTTATAATTTTTTTCAGGGTCAGGTATTTCTATACTAAAAAATTCATATCCAAAATTTTGCAAGTTTGAGTAGTATTCCATACATTGAACTGTTGTCATTTTTTTTGTTGTCAGTCTAAATGGCATAGATATAATTTGACCGCTGTTTTTACTTATTAAGCATTTTTCTTTATGTTCTTCTTTCAATTGATCAACATATTCAACTGGCAAACAATTTTCTTTACAAATTTCGTGAACGTATAATTTGCCTTTTTCGCCTTTAGCTTCTTCATATCCTTCTGCAATTAAAGCATTTTGAATTAATACATAAGGAACTGCCCAGATTGAACTATTTTGAGAGTTACTTCGTTTACGATATGCTTTCTCAAATGTAACAATATAACGACCATCGCATAATTTTAAATTATCTCGAAATTCTTTATTGTTTAGAAAATTAGGAATCCCAACTCCTAATTTAAAATCTGCAATGGCTGTTAGTTTTTTCATTTAATTTGTTATCAATTAGTTAGAATGGTAAATCCATTTGATCACCAATTAGATCAGGTTCGGTAACTGGTTTATTGTCGCTTTGCTGACCTGTATTATAACTAGTTTCATTACTTGAGTCATTAAACGCTCAAATTAGTAAACCATTTACCATTATGTTCTTTCGATTCTGCATTAAACGAAACTGTTGTAACAGTTCCAACTTTCAGATATTGAAACATATCCATTTTATTAAATGCCGTAAATGACACTTTTTTTGGGTACTGTTCGATAGTTTCAATGATAAATTCTCTTTTTTTCCAATCTTTACCATTTGATGTTCCTGTTTGCTCATCTAATATAGCAATAACACGACCTTTTAATTCTAAACTCATTATCTTTTGTATTTATTAATTAAAATTTCAACTTCATTAATAGCAATTCCAAGCCTTTCAACTATTTCTTTAATTATATTTTCGTCGCGATAAACACGTGTTAATAGTTGTTTTAAATTTGGCGAAAGGTATGGCATAAAGTCAATATAATCCCACCCAGTACATAACATTTGACCTTGCATTTGATACATATAATCTTTAGGTATTGTAATTATACCCTTCTTTTCAATACTCTCTAAATATTCACGATATGTTGAAAAACTGATACATTTATATTCTGTTCCTGCATTTTCTCCAACTATTTTACGATCTGGACTTGCTCCTACAAATTCATTTAAAGCCCAAAATCCACCATTTTCAGTTTGATTAAATGTTTCAATACAATAATTTTCGTCGGCTTCGGGTTCGGTTTCATGTCCGTAATCCATCCATTGATTAGTGAACATTTTTTGAGTTTTGCCTGTCAAAATCTCGAAAGTAACTTTTGTTATTGCATTTTGATAACCTTTACTTTCAGGTTTTGAGCAAATATCTGAAAACATAGAAGCAGTAAATTTGCCACTTCTTAAAATGTCCCAATCTTCACTATTTTGGTCGATATCGTAAAAGGTTGGATTAATTAGCATTGGATTGTAGTTTAATTAATTCTTTATTAGTTTCCGAAATTAAATATTTTGTTTCAATCTTTTCAAAACTTTGCGATTCTTTGTAAAATTCAACAGCTTTTTGCCACGCTGGTTGTGTTGGTAGTAATTCGGGTTTTTGTGTTGTTGGTTGTGTTTCTCTTATTCTTAATCCTTCAACTGTATCACTACCAAATTTTACTTTTGAATCTACATATACACGAATTGGTATATTTAACCACTCTTCTAAATGAGTTTTGCCACCTGAAAATCTTTTAACTATTTTAGAATTTGTTACATTTAAGATCATTGGTTTAATATTTGGCTCTTTAAAATAAGCAACATTACACAATTTTTTACCTGATGCTGTAATACATTCTTTCAAAACAACTTTTTCAATTGTTAATTGAATTTCCTTGTCATCTAAATCAACCGAACTTAAATAGTCAGATTTAAATGCTTTTTTCCAATGTGTTTTATTTTCCATAATTTTAATTGTTAATTAATTATTAAATATACTAATTTTTAAACTTTTATGCAATAATATTTGACAAATATTTGTCGATTCTGTTAAATCTTGCTAAGTTGATTTTATCATGAGCAACCATTGTTCAAATATTTTTGATGAAATTTGAGCCATGACAACAGGTGGTACACTCATCCCAATTAGATAATCAAATGTATTTTTTAAGAAATTGTAATCTAGTGGATAACTACCTATTTGGCAAAGTTCAGATACGTTCATATATGTTTTATCTTCTTTTATCAATTTTGCATCACTTGTTACTGTGTCCGGTGTTTCGCTATTAAAAGATAAACGCCAGTTAAAATTTGCTCTTTTGCCATCCACATCTTCATTGTATCTTGCAAAGTCTTTTATTTTTTTTCTTATACAATACTCAAAATTTGGGTATAATCTTTCTTGAAGCTGTTTATTTTCACCAAATAAATTTTTTATTTCACTAAACAATATTTTAGGTTCGTTAAACTCCAATTTTAATTCTGGAATAATAGTAAATAAGTCTTTTTGCTTTAAAAATGGTTTTGCCAAATCTTTACGCAATGCAATAAAAAACACACGTTCACGCCTTTGAGGTACACCCATTTTACTTGCATCCAATAACCAATGTTGGCAGTAATAACCAGCCAAATCAAACTCACGGTATATTTGCCTTACATACTGTTTTGCATCGCCCAAAAGTAATCCTTTTACATTTTCAGCAACTACTACTTTAGGCTGTAATTTTTTAGCTAAATCAATAAAATCAAAAAACAAAGTATCTAAAACCTGCATTGCTTGCCCTTCTCTAAAAACCTTATCTTTTCCCCAGTCCTTTTCACGGTTGCCAGCCATTGAAAAACTGCTACAAGGTGGAGAACCGTCTAAAATGTCCAGTTCATAAAGTTCTTTCGGCAAATCTTCACGCAGTTTAAAAGTCTGTATTGGTTCTAAAAAAGCATATTTTGGGTTGTGGTTTGCTTTGTACGCTTCAATCATTTTAGGGTCAATTTCATTGCATCCTATCACATCAAAACCCGCTAATTTATAACCCATTGTAGAACCACCTCCACAAGCAAAGCAACTAAAAACTTTTCCTTTATCTTTTGTAAAGTTAGCATCTTTCAAAGTCCATATATACGGAAATTTGTGTTCTTTTTTCATAGTTTTATATAAAGTCTAAATTTTTTCGTTATTCTACAAACACTCATGTTTTCTCTTTTTGAACACTCCGACAAAATCAATGATTCATTTTCGGGCTTGTAACTTATCCAACCTGTCGAAATATATTTATCACAATGATAGTTAAACGGTATTTTATCGATGTATTCAGATATTTGCATAATTTTAAAATACTAAGTTTGGTTCTAATTTAGCATTATTCCAGTCAAATTCTGTTTGAATTTCAATATTTTCATTTTTTTTATTGTTAGTTAAAAATTCATTCCAACAAACATTTTGGTCTTCAAAATATTGATTTTTTGCTCTAGAATAATGCAAGTCAAATTCACCAGGCAAACCAACTAATTTTTGTTTTTTAATTTTAGTTACAATAATTCGAACGGTCGTATCTGATGGATTTGATTTTCTGAATGGTCGCCAAACTACAACTACATTGTCAGCTTTATCGGAAAATGTTCCACCGCCTTTTATTTTGTATTGGTCTGGTTGTGGATAGTCTTCTTTTCCATTAAAAAATGGTGTTAATTGGTGAGCAACTAAATGAATCGCAATATCTAATTTTATCGACTGTTTTTTTAAGTTTGACATAAATTTAGAAATATACAAATCTTCACGTTGACCATTTGTCATTTTATGTTCAATTTGATTATATGGGTCAATTACCAAAGCTCGAATACCTTTTCGTTTTACAAGGAATTTTGTTTTTTCAATAATAGTATCTATCGAATAGTCATCTTCTGGGTCAATGACAAAAAAATGTTCATTAATAAAACTCGCAGCTTCAACATATTCATTTTCAGTCATTACATTATTATAATGTAAATCGCATGACTTACCAACGTAACAATGAATTAAGTCATCGTAATAATCTGAAATTGGATAGTTTTCAGGGCAAAAAATAGCAAATTTCCAATCTTCCATTTGTGCTTTTAAAACCAATAATTGAGAAAGCATATTCGATTTACCCTCGTTATTGTAACCAGTCCACATTGTTACTTCACCAGTTCTGTGGGTCCAACATTTGTCGAAAGTTTTAATATAAGTTGTCGAACCTCTATTTTTGCCATGCCTAAATTCATGTAGCATTGTGGCAAAAACATCATTTGTATTGAAAATTCCATCTACTTTTATTTCTTTTGCATTTTCAATAGTTTGTCGTAATGCTTCAACTCCATTAGCTTTTAATAAATCATTCGCATCTTTAAATTCTCCATATTCGACTATGAAACATTTTTCAGCTCCAAACCTACGAATTAGCTCATTTCGTAAATTAATACCTGCTTTATCAGTATCGGTTGCAATGTATATTTTTTCTTTATCTTCGAAATAATCAATACAATTGTCAATATAAAGAAAATTATTATTCCCTAAACTTGCACCATTTGGAACGCTCACAACGTTATGAAATCCTATTTGCCAATAGCTTAAAGCATCGATTTCTCCCTCTGTTATAATACATTCCTTTTTGTCTTTTATTGAATCTAAATTATAAAAAATTAATTCAGCACCCGAAACTAATTTAAAGTTTTTTTGACCGTCTCGATATTTAGTATTAATTAAAATTCCATCACGAAAATAATTAAACTGTATTGTATTTTCCTCTTTACGGGTTTGTGGCATATATTCAGGCCCCTCACTCAATTTATTTTCTCTTAATGTAAATTGAGTTATCCCTCGACTTTCAAACCACGCTACGACCTTATTTGACAGTTCTGTATTATTTTTCCAAACAGGTAATTTATATTCGACTTTTATGTTTTGAATTTTTGTTGTTTCTAAATAACCCTTCCAGCCACATGATGCAGAATGACAATGCCACGCGCCATCTGAAATACTAACAGATAAATCTTTGTCAGTTAATCCACCGCCTTTGCGTTCTTTACATTTAGGGCAAACAACTTTTACATTTCCGCTTGTTTTATGCGATGGAACTATAATCCCATAATCTGAAAATGATTTCATATCCCAGCGTATGATAAATGGTTTGGATAGTCTTTTTTGAAATCTTCAAATAAATCTTTTGGAACTCCAAACGCAAATCGAGAATCCTGTGATGGGTGCAATATTTTTGTTTGTTGTGTTATTGGATTTATTGGCGTGTTTTTAATCCATTCAGATTTAAAACCGCCCCAACTTCGTTGAACTGCTAATTTAATGCATTCGTTTGCCGAAATACTACATTTACCTATTTCGTTTTTTATTGTTTCAAATGCCGTTTGAGTATTAACTGCTTTTTTCTCTTTTCGTACTTTTATCCAATCTTCGGCTATTGTTTTTTCAATGCCTAATTCTAACAATGAATTTTTGAAGTTAAATTTTTCTTTTAAATTTTCATTTTCATTGTTATTATTATTTACATTGTTATTATTATTGTTATTAGCTTGCATTTCGCTTAATTCTTGCTTGTCTTTTGCTTCATCTTCGCTTAATTCTTGCTTATGTTTTGGTTGTTTCCCGTTTATGAAACGCTTATTATTCGCTTCTAATTGAGGCTTTATTAAAGTAAAAATAGTTTTTGATAAACCTTTAATTTCTAATTCTTTAAAGTTTAAAGAGTATTCGAAAATAGACTTATAAACTTCTAACTGATTTTCGTCGGGCAATTCATTTATTGCTTCAAAAAAACTACGATAAAAAATCATTGAATCTCTCATTTTATACTTTTTAAAACGGTTACAACTGTTGTTAAGTCAACATTTTCTTTTAAACATTGCCACGCAATTAAACCAGCTACTTTTGCCATATCGTAAGTAATTTGCTCGTGGTGAAATTGGCAAATAGTAACCATTAATTCGTTGTCATATTCCCAAGCTAATGTATTTGGGAAATAGCATAAATGATGTATAGTTAATTGTTTTTCAGTTGCGCCGCAAATAGTACATTTAAACTCGTCACGTTGCATTATTTCGAGGCGTTTTCTTTGCCAAAAAGGGTGTTTCATTTGTTCAGGATAGCTTAGCATATTTACATTTTGTTAAAATTTAAAGCCTAAAAAATTATTTAATACGGATAAAATCAGTACCCGAAATTTGTTCAACAACCAAACTACCATCATTTATCATTTTATCCAATGTAACTCTATTGATAGCGTATTTTTTGGAATAATCTGACTTTTTAATTAAGTCAGTTCTAATAATCATTCTTTTCATTTTGTAAAAATTTAAGTCAAAAAATACTCGACCTTAAAATCGAGTATCGGGTTTTTACACGCCTATAAAGTACAAATATAGTAATTATTTTGATATTTACTACTATTTTTAAAAATATTATTTTAGAAAACTCGCATTTCCTATTTATTTCTAAATATGTGGTCTAATTAGTTCGTCAACTAACATCACTAAAATAATAGTTCTTATTTTAATAATATTTTAAAAAAAAACGAATGAAGTTTCGACGACTATCATTCGTTTTAAAGGATTAAAATTATGCTTTGACCGGCGTTCGATGGGTTAGTTCACCCATTATTTTATATCCTTGTTTAGGATAGTAAAGATAGTAATTATTTTGATATTTACCATAAATATGATTAAAATTTTTTATTAATTATACACCTACCTTTAAGTCTCTTGCTTTCGCATTGTAGGCGTGTATTGACGCCTCGTTATTCGGATAATCCTACACTTAAAGCATCCGAATAGGGGATTCAAACCCCTATTTTATAAACAGAAAATGAGCCAATTAATCTCACTTATAAATTACTCTTAATTGTACTTCTTAAGTATATTTATTTTCCATTTATTTGTGTTATCATTAACACTAATTCAGTGTGTATAATTGGTAATTGAATAACAAATTTAGTAATTATTTTAATAAAAACAAACATTAATTACTTCTATTTATATTTATATCTATTTTAGATAAAATAGAATTTACACTTAAATTGCTAGTATTAACCTCAAAATCTTTGATTATAAATTGCATCGCAATCGACAAGTATCTTAATATGTTCTTTCGTGTAGTTTTGCCACGATTGAGGTACGTTATTAATTCGCATTGGATTTATAACCTCGTCCCAACTTATATTTTTTAACAAACTTTTTTCGACTTTTTCGAAGTGCTGTTTTGCGTTTTCATAACCTGTTATTTTCCCACTAATGTAAATTTTCATAAATTAATTATTATACGTTTTCCTCTTCAATTGCTAATATATCTTTTTTATTTAAAACTAACAATCCATTTGCACTCCGACCCCAAACAAATTGTAAAAAGTTTTCATCAAATTCCCATTTTTGCCAACTTTTAATATAGTTGTAAGTTGTGCCAAATGTTGTTTTAATTCTATAAGTTATCATAATTAGTTATTTATTAAAAATTCGTTATGTAAATTTTGTAAATCTTCTTTTGATATTTTGCAGTTATGCGCTCCATTATGACAATCGAAACATAGACACATTAAATTTTCAATTATATCCTTTCCGAGTTGCGAACGGTAAACAATATGATGTATATTAAAGCCCGAATTAACGTTACCTTGCTTTCCACAGCACTCACATTGGCAAATACTATCAATACCTAAATTAAATCGTTTAAAATAGACTTTTATATGGTTTTGCATTATTTACAAATTACTTCGATATTAAACAATTTTGCCATTATGTTTTTCTTACGTTTAAATTCGGATGTCTCTTTTCCTTTTACGTCTATTATATCAATTGAGCCATCTTTATTTTTAACCCAAAAATCAGCTTCGTAGTAAGACTTTCTTTGTATTTCCTTACCGAATGCTCGATAAACAGAATAATACGGGAATTTAGGCTTTATTCCGAAATCTTTAATTATTTCCGTACGTTTTGCTAAACATAACCAAGAATAATAACTAGCCTCTTTTTTTTGAATCGAACTGAATGTTGTTTACAGTTGTTTTTATATTTCCGTATTTACTCATACTTTATCTATATTAACTTCTTTTTTGCATCCTAAACAAATTACTTTGTCATCTGTTACAATTGCAGATTCATAATTACAACTACAATATACGGTTTTGCCTTGAATAATATATTTTGCCTCGTCCAATAATGAAACTATATGCTTCGCATCAACCATTAATACTTCGCCAATTTCAGCGGCTTTTAATATCATTTCTTTTGTGTACATTTTATTTATTTATTTTCAAAATATTTTTTCAATGCCTCCAACTGTGATTTTTTCAAATCGATTATTTTTTTATTCGTCGTATTTTGAAGCTGTTTTTCAATTAATGCCATTTCGTTTTTTAACGTATCGTCATTGATTAAAACCTGTTCAATTTTATTCCAAACTTTTTGCAAATCTTCAAAGTTTTTGTCGGCAATACGTTTGCATAATCGTTTTACTCCGCTTTCCTTGCCCATGAGAATAGTTTTAATAATGAATAAACATACCAAATAGTAAATACTGTTAATACTAATATATACCCTATAATTGTTAACATATCTCTAAAATTTTAATTATTTCTTTTTTTATTAATGAATTTGAATCGTAGTCTAATAACGATTTAAGTTTTTTGCGTACAATAGCAAGTTTATTTTCAGACGTTGCAAGTTCGCATTCTAATTGTGAAATACATTCCATATTTGTTTTTTTTAATGACATATATCCATATAAAAAAGGTGGATATATGCCAGTGTGAAATACATTACTTAGTTATAGCGAATTGTCAAAAAGTCCTTTCCGCTTACAATATTCCTCTGCATTGTATAAGCACATTTGCATTGTCATTTTAGTGCCACATTTACCAATACATTCATTGTTTCTATTTACAGATAATCCGCAACATACATAAGCATAGCAAATGATATGGTCTATTTCACTTGCATATAATTCTCCATTTTCATCCCATCTATCCACTTTCATATAATCAAATATTGCTTCATGCGCCTTACCTCTTTGAGGGTCTTGCGTATAAGTCCACAATACCATTATATATTTACGAATTAATTCAAATGGAACTTTCTTATCCAAGATTTTAACAAACAACTCGCTATAACCCGTGGTATAGTTAATTGGGGCTGTATCTGTATTCATAGTTTTGTAATTTCTATTAATTTTCTACTCGGCGGATAGTTTGTCGGTTTCTAATCCCCAACTAACCATACCACCAACGTTAGCCACCATATTAAGACGGCTTCGTAGCAATGATAGTTTTAAATTTAGATTCAAACTCGTTATCTTTTCTCCAAAACATTAAATGATTTGAAATATCCCACCAAAAATCAGTTCTGCTTTTAAAGTTTTGCGATGGGTTAATATAATTATCAAAGTCCGAATATTCTTGCAAGTACCATTTATTTTCGGAAAGTTCAGTAAGGTATTGTTTCACATCGCTTTTTTGGCTATTTTTGCAAAAAACTGTAATCACTTTACCTTTAATTGGCACATCTAAATAAGTGTAATCATTTATCAAATCTCTTATTTTGCCAAGAGATTCAGGTAAAGCACCCCATTCAAATTCAGAACTGCCCATATAGTCAAAATGTACAATTGAATCAATTCCTTTTTTGTAATCTCGATTCTCGAATTTTGCTCTTTGTATTAAAGTTGTTTTCATTTTATGTTTTGTTTTAAATTAATAATCAATAAAATACGGTGGCTAACAACTGCTATATTTCAGTTGGCAATTACTTTGTGCTGAATATTTTAATTCTGCTATGCCAACCAAAACATAGCAAAACGTTATAGGGCGTTTAAAGAAGCCCTAATTTGCAACCAATATTCTTTATTAATCGGTAGTGCTTTTGATTCTGGATGATACAAAATAGTTGCATCAATATTTTTTAGTATTTCATCTACTGCAATTAATCCACAAAATTTTGCAGTATCAAACATTAATGGTTCTTTTTGAAATTGCATCTTAATTACAATCTCTCTTGCTTTTTCTTCGTAATCAGTCATTTTGATAAAAATAAACGCCCTATAACACAATATAACCAAAATTGGGGGCGTGTGCCAGTTCGGTTATTTCGCTCACTATTGTAGTTTTTAGTCGGTGAATAGGCAAGCGTTTCAAAATCCCCAACTTAGGTTATACTTAACGTTAGCCGTCAGTTTAAAACGACAACCAGCCAGAAGTTTGACCAATCAGAATAACTAACTGTAATATCCTGTTCATTTAGCATTCGGATATATTCTTTCCAAGTTATTCCTAAATTTTCAGTCATTGTTTTTTCATCAATTTGACTTGATAAACCAACAATTTTATAATTACCATCTGGAATAACTATTGGAATCCATGAAGGAATTGCATTTTTTGAACCAAAACACACCATCAAAGCGAACCTTAAACTTTCTTTGTCTTTAAAGTGGCATTCACTTACAATTATGTTATAAGGTACTGAAATAAACAGCCCTTTTACTTTTCCTGTGTTAAATTCTACTATACTATTTGAGTTCATAATTTATTGATATTTAAAAAATTAGCAATAAAAACCGAAGCAATAACACGCAATATAGTGCATGTGGGGCTTCGTATGTTATTCAAGTTTTCTGCATTTTATTGGTTTTACAACGGTTCGATAGTGTTGTGGTTTCTATCCCCACACGACACCATATTGCGACCGTTAGTGCCAATTATAAAGAGACCCCATCGTAATTTGAAAAGCAGTTATTTAAAACACGAGCTGACCTCCTTAAATCTGAATCAACATAAGCAATTCCACCTCTCGAATTTACCAAATCAACAACAGCATTTAAGCTCTTAATTTGTCCTTTTTCAAATCCATCTGGAATAATATGCAAGATAGTTCTTTTTGATTTGTTGTGAACCGAATCAACAGCCTCAGCAATTGAAAACACACCTTGCATTTCTTTAGTTATGCAGTAAAAATGAATGTTACACTTGTTTTCCTTTTCGTTAATTTCATTTTGCTGACATTTAGTAGTCCAATCTTCAACAACTGGGTTAAAATAACTGATTTGGTTTAAAACTGAAATTAATTCGTTTCTCCATGTAGTTTCGGCACATGTGCCACCTAAAAAAATTCTGTTCATATAATTAATTTTAAAAATTGATAATCAAATAAATAACTGGCACTAACACAACCTATAACCAATAAAGGGTTTAGTGGTTATTGCAACGTTGTAGCTCGCATAAAGTTTAGTGGCGGTTGATAGTGCATTGCTACGTAATCCTTTACTGGTCATAGCTTCAACGTTAGCAAACAGCTTAATACGCCTTGCCATGTTTGTACTCCCTTATTAGGTTGTATTGCATTTTCAACTCGATATGTTTTTCAATATCAATATTTCTTTGTCCTATAAAGTCGAGTAAGCGAATAAATGTATCTGCAATTTCATCTTCAAAAGTATCCTTAACGGAATGCTTAAATACAAACTCAAAATGAGTTTCACCTTCTATTTGTAATAATTCGTTAAATTTTGATAAGTCAGCATGTTTGTTTTTTCGGTCAGCTTCTAAAGCCTCAGAAAGTTCAGAAACCATAAGCATTAATAAAGTACCTGTTTCTCTTGGTTCGTCCCAAAAACCTTTTGCTTTTGCT